CAGCATAGTGGTAGCCAAAAAGTATCAAAGTCCTTCTGGCGGCTTAAATGCTGCCGGAAGAAAACACTTTAATTCTAAAGGACATAAACTTAAAGCTCCTGTAACAGGTAAACCTAAAGCAGGTTCAAAAGCTGCAGGAAGAAAAAAAAGTTTTTGTGCGCGTATGAGTGGAGTTAAAGGACCAATGAGAAAAAATGGCAAGCCTACTAGAAAAGCTTTAGCTTTAAGTAAGTGGAAATGCTAAAATAGTTGTGCAACCTTATTAGGTGGCAACTGAGTAAACATAACAAGATAATAAAACTTGGCCGTCTGCGGACGACAACCCTGAAAATAAAACGGAAAATGTTTCTCTTTTATTAATAACAATCAACCATAACAATAGGAGATTATTATGGCAGTAGCAGCACCCGCTAGCATTGGACGAATCAATGCGGCAAATGCAGAAGATGCGTTATTCTTAAAAGTCTTTTCAGGCGAAGTTCTTACAGCGTTTGAAAGATCTAGTGTAACGCAAGGCGCAGAGATGGTTAGATCTATCTCTAGCGGTAAGTCGGCGAGCTTTCCAGTAATGGGAAGAATCGCAGCGGCATACCACACTCCGGGCGCGGAGATTGTTGGAACAGATGTTAACCACAATGAGAAAGTTATTACAATTAATGACTTACTTGTTAGTTCAGCATTCTTATCTAACATTGAAGAAGCAAAAAACCATTGGGACGTTAGAAGTTCGTACAGTGCCGAAATCGGCAGAGCTTTAGCTTTCCAAAAAGACAAACACGTCTTACAAACGATTGCGCAAGCAGCTGGTGGACAAACAGCAGCAGCAGCTAACATCACTGGTGGAGATGCAGGAACAGTATTAACTAATACTGGTATTGCGTCAGCAACAGCAGCGACAGCAGCTAACGCGATGATCGATTCATTGTTTGATGCAGCTTCAGCTTTAGATTCACACTACGTTCCAAAAGAAGGTAGAAAGTGTTTCTTAAGATTAGAAGAATACTACAAATTAGCAAACGCAACTAACGCAGTTAATATTGACTTTAGTGGTGGAGCTAATGGTGGTGTAGCAGATGGTAAAGTAATGAAAGTAGCTGGAATTGAATTAATTCCAACTCCTCACTTTATATCTGGAAACATCAACTCTGGTGTTGACCAAGGTTCAGCAACTCAAGGTGGATCAAACCCACAAGCAGTTGACGTATCTAATTACGTTGCTATGGTTTGTCACCCGAGCGCAGCTGGAACTGTAAAATTAATGGACCTTGCAACTGAGATGGAATACGACATCAGAAGACAAGGTACTTTAATGGTTGCTAAGTACGCTATGGGTCATGGCGTTCTAAGACCAGAAGCAGCAGTAGGTATTAAAGAAGCGTAATTCTTTATTACGTTCTTTTATTGGGAGGCGAGGAAACACAGACAACTCGCCTTCCAAACAATCACAAAATTTAAAATTATATGGCTACACAAATAACAAATACAAGTGAATTACAAGCTATTAATACTATCTTAAGTATTATTGGTGAAGCACCAGTATCTTCTATTACAACTAATATTGGATCAGATGTTTCTATTGCAAAACAAATATTAGATGAAAGTTCTGTATCAGTGCAAAGTAAAGGTTGGAATTTTAATACTGAAGAAAGTTATTCTTTAGCTATAGATAGTAACAGTAAAATTCCAGTACCATCAAATTGTGTATGGTTAACTACAAGACCTGGAGATTCAACTTTAAAAGTAATAATAAGAAACGGATTTTTATACAACAAAGAAAAACACACAGATATATTCGAAGCAGCTGTTAAAGTTGATATGATTATATTGTTACCATTTACTGAATTACCAGAATTTGCAAGAAGATATGTTGTAACTGTAGCTGGTCGTAGATTTCAAGCAAGATATTTAGGCTCAAAAGAATTAGCTGGTTTTAGTGAAGCAGACGAATTAGCGGCACTTACTACTTGTGAACAATTAGATGCAGCTAATGAAAAACAAAATATTTTAAAAGGAGACGTAGCAAATCGTATCGTATTTAGAAATAATCATCGAAGGTTTTATTAATGACAGTAGTATCAACTTCTATTCCAAACTTAGTTAATGGAATATCGCAACAAAATCCTACACAAAGGAATATTACTCAAGCAGAAGCTCAAGTAAATGCACAAAGTTCTATTGTAAAAGGTTTAAGTAAAAGACCACCTTTAGAATTTATTGCTAATATTTCTTCAAATCAAGCATACTCAACAAATACAGCAGTTCACCCATTTATAAGAGATGGAAATAATCAGTATATGCTTACTGTTTATAATGGTGGAATTAAAGTATTTAACCTTAGTGGAACTGAGCAGACTTCTACAATATCATCTGGCTCTAGCTATTTAGCGTCCACAAATCCAAAAGAAGACTTTAAATTTGTTAGTGTTGGTGATTATACATTTATTTTAAATAAATCTATTAAGCCTGCAATGACTAGTGCAACTACTGCTGCAAAAGTTAATGAAGCTTTAGTTTCATTTAAAAATGCAAATTACGGTAGAACTTATAGTGTAACTTTAAGTCACCCAAGTATGAACAGTGGTAATCCAATTACAAGTTCATTTACAATGCCACCAGGTGATAATGTAGCAACTCAAGGTGGACTTAGAGATACAGCTAAAATTGCAACTGCAATAAGAACTCATACTGGAGGTTCGCCAGGAACTTATGGTGGAACTGCATTAAATGCATCACCAATATCAAGTTATTTTACAGTTACTCAATATGACTCTGTATTACATATTAAACCTACAGATAATAATGCTAACTTTACAATTACATCATCTGATGGAGCTGGTGATACAGCTATGTATACAGTTAGAGACGAAGTAAATGATTTTACTAAATTACCTTATTATGCACCACTAGGAACTATAATAAAAGTTACAGGTGATCAAGGTGAAACAGATTCAGAATACTATGTATCATTTTCAGGCAATGGTGTTTGGTCAGAAACTATTGGTCCTGGAACTACAACATCACTTGATGCATCAACAATGCCTCATGCAATAGTTAGAGAAACAAATGGTACATTTACTTATGCACCATTAACTTGGACAGATAGAAAAAGTGGAGATAGTGATACTAACCCAGATCCAACTTTTATAGGTAAAACAGTTAACAATATTTCTTTTTATAAAAATAGAATGATTTTATTAGCAGATGAAAATATTATATTTTCTGAAGCTGGCGCTTATTACAATTTCTTTTCAACTTCAGTTGCAGCACAATTAGATACAGATCCAATTGATTTAGCAGCAAGTTCAAATGAAGTTAGTATTTTAAAACATGTAATTCCTTATAACGAAGAATTACTTTGTTTTTCAGATAGAGCTCAATTTAAAATTGAAGCTACAGAAGCAGGATATTCACCAAGTGGAACTGGTATTACTTTATCAACTAGGTTTCAACACGATCCAAAAGTTGAACCAGTAGGTGCAGGTAATTATATTTATTTTACTCAAGCTAAAGGTGCAAGTACAGCAGTACAAGAATACTTTGTAGAACCTGATACTGCAAATAATGATGCTGCAGATATAACAGTAGGTGTACCAACTTTAATACCAACTAATTGTCATAAGTTAATATCAAATACAATTGAAGATACTATATTAGCTTTAGTTGATGATGGTCTTGATACTAATTTAGCACCTTATACTGCATCAAGTAATGTAGCACCAACAAATGCAAACCGTTTATATGTTTATAAATATTTTTGGAATGCAAATGAAAAAGTACAAAGTGCTTGGTCATATTGGGATTTTACTGGCGTACAAATTATTAGTGCAATAACTTACGAATCTAATGTTTATATATTAGCTAATGAAAGACAAAATTGTAAATTATATAAACTTGATTTAAGAAATTTAGAAGACGACACTTTAGGTATAAATATTTATTTAGATCAAAGAGTTAAACTAAGTGGAACTTATGATGCTGGAACTGGACTTACAACATTCACAATGCCTTATACAGTTAATACTGGTTTACAATGTATAAATGCTACTAATGGAGCAGATATAACTATTAATAGTCAATCTGGTACAACTGTTACAGTAAAAGGTAATATTGCATCAGCTTATTTAGGATTTAACTTTCAGACTTTATATACACTATCAACACAATATTTAAGAGAACCAGGCAAACAAGGTGGTTTAACTGCTTTAACAAGTGGAAGATTACAAGTTAGAACTATGAGTTTTGATTATGTTAATACTGGTTTCTTTCAAGCTACAGTTTCACATAATAATAGAACAGATAAAACTTATTCATTTAATGGATATATAATTGATAATTCTACCTCTATTATTGGTAACCCAGTTATTACAACAGGAACATTTAGAATACCTGTACAAGCACAAAATACACAACACTCTGTAACATTAAAATCATCTTCTTATTTACCAGCAAATATTGTTGGAGCTGAAATGGAAGGATTTTATTACAGAAGATCACAACGTGCCTAACGCAATACCATTTGTTCGTGAAGCTATATTAGAAGATGCACTTGTGTTAGCACAAAATATTAGAAAATTAGATAAGCTAGAAATTAAATACTCACATAATGTTACACCAGTAGCAGCACTTATGTCAGCATTTCAAACACAAAATGGTAAAAATTATTCTATCGTAGATGATGATGGTTATGTTTATGCAATGTTTGGTGTCAGTGATTGTTTACAAAATAAAGGTTATGGAGTTATTTGGTTGTTGTGTTCAGAAGAACTTAAAAAGTTTCCAAGACGTTTTTACATTGAAAGTAAATATTGGCTAGATGTTTTACAACAAGACTACGAAATAATTTATAATTATGTTTATGAAAAAAATTGGTTGTCTTTAAAATGGTTACAACTGTGTGGTTTTAAACCAGTTAAAAAAGTTAAGATCGGAACTAAAAATAAAAATTTTATATTAATCTCAAGAGAAAGAAAAAATACTAATGTGTAATCCAACTGCGTTGGCTGTAAGTAGCTTTGCTATACAAGCCGTATCAGCCAAAGCTGAATATGACGATGCTAAAAATAGAGCTCGTTTACAAAAAGAAAATAATGAAAAAGCTAGAAAATCATCTCAAATGGCTTACCTATCAGACTTAGGTAAACTAGATATAGAGCAACAACAAAAACAAAAAGAAATTGCAATACAAAAAGAAGCAAAAGAAACAGAATTAATTAAAAAACAAAGTCAAGGTTATTTAGCAGGACTTGAAAAAGGTAATGCAAACATAAATGCTGTATTAAGAGATATAGGTTACGAATATCAACCAGAGTTCTTAAATCAAAAAGCAGCAGTAGAAGATATTAATACACAAACAATATTTGGTTATACAGATGCTTATAGAGCTATGGAAAGATCTTATGCGTCACTTAAAGCACCTGTAATGCCAAGCAAAACTGCAATGGCTTTAAAAATTGCTGGTGCTGGTGTTAATACATACGGCACATACAAATCAGGAGGATATGGACAAACATAATGGCTATTAGATACCAATCAGGTTTTATAGGTTCTCAAACTGTATCGAGAGAAAGTGAAGCAACAGCTTTAGTAGATGGTTTAAATACATTTGCTAGAGGTTTTGATACATTTGCAAAAGCAAAAGGTGAAAAAATTACAGAAAAAACTACACAAGAAGCTGAAAAAGCTGCAAGATTAGATAACTTAAAATCTTATCAAGATGGTGTTGATAGTGGAAAATTAGATGCTACTCAATCAGAATTTTGGATTTCAGTATATGATAATATTAAAGGACAAAATGCTGGAGCAGAATTTAAAACTAAAAAAGCTTTAGCTTATAATGAGTGGTGGGCAGAAAATGCAGAAAATGATGATTTAGATGGTAGTTTATATTCAGCTTGGTCATCAGAATTTGATTCACAATATATTGATGCAAACAAAGATCAGTCTTCATTTTTCTTAAAAGGTCTTGATGGTTATATTAGAGCTACTAATCAACAGTTAGCTGGTAATTATGCATCATCAAATAGTTTAAAATTAAAAACTAAAGGTAAAAATAATTTAATTGAAGCTTTAGAAAGTGTAGTTGGTACTGATGAAGTTACAACTAAAATAGCTGAGCTAGATGTTAAAACAAATTTAAGTAGATTTTTAGATAAAGAAGAATTTAATGGTGCAGTTATACAAGCTTATAAAAACAAAATTGCAAGACTAGCACTTAAAGGCGATCCAACAGCAGACTACGATACAGCATTAGATTTAGTAGATGAACTAATTGGTTTTAAAAGAACTAATGGTTCTAAAATTGTAAATGGTAAATCAGTAGAAGAATTAAATAATTTAAAACAAACACTTGAGATGGAAGAAATACAACATCAAGGTTTGATGAAAAAAGTATCTGATACTGTAGTTGTTCAAGACTGGTACAAGCAAGAAGAAAGAGTATTAACTAAAAAAGCAGGTTTTGATTTTGTTACAGGTGTTGGCGAACAAGATGGTTTAGAAAGAGCTAACTTAGCTAAAGATGAATATAGCAAAAGGGTTAAAGCTTGGATGAAAATTAATGGCGATCAACCTATAGAATACCAAAAAGCATTTTTGTCAGAATTAAAAACTGATTTAATGAATAAATATGATGATCAAGACATACAAACTTTAACTATGTACAATTCTCGTACTAATAATTTTAATATTAAAAGAGAAGCTGCAACAATTGCATCTGATATAGCATTACATCAACAAGATCCAAATGACGAACGACTTATGGAAGACTATGGAACTATAGCTAAACTAAATGGTTATGTTGACGCTAATGGTAATGTTACACCAAAAACTATCGGTGATCTACTAGTTGATCTTGATAAATTATACGGAAGTAATTAATGACAAATGAAGAATACTTAAAGAAAAAAGCGGAAGAGTGGAAAAGAAATAATCCTAATATAGAACCAAAAGATGTTGGTTTAATTAAAAATAAAAAACCAGATGATTTTAATACTTGGGATATTGCTAAAGATATGGCTATGTCAGTACCAGAAGGCTTAGTTAACGTAGCAGAATTTACTGGAGATTATATAGAAAGAAATTTCCCACAAGTAACTGAAAAAACAAGACGTTTTAGATTTGATGGTTGGGGTGATGGCGAAGTTAAAATGAATGACTTTATACCAAGAATGTTATCTGGTGAAGAAAGAGAAGAAGCATTAAGAAATTATAATCCTGACGATAGACAAATGTTTCACGTTCATAAACCAGAAACTACAGCAGGCACAATGACTGAAGGTGTATCAAGATTTATTTTTGGTATGCTTGGTCCATCAAAATTTTTAAAAGGAGTAGGACTTGGTGGTACGATAGTTAAAGCAGGTTTAAGAGGTACAACTGCAGGAGCTATTGCAGATGCTACTATTTGGGATCCAAATGAAGGTCGTTTATCAGATTTATTAGTCGAGTCAGATTCAATTTTATTAAATAATGCAGTTACTCAATATTTAGCTTCAGATGAAGATGATACAGCTAATGAAGCTGCATTAAAAAATGTATTAGAAGGCTTAGTAATTGGTGGACCTTTAGAAATTTTAATGGGAATTAAAGCTATTAAAAATGCTAGAAAAACAAAAGACTTATCAAAAAAAGAAAAGATTTATAAAGAAGCTGGTGAAGTAATAAAAAATAAAACTGAAATAGTTAAAATATCAAAAGCTAGAACTGAGCTTATAGAAAAAGCAAAAGAACTTGGTAACGAAGTTGATAATGTAAAAATTGAAAAGTTACAAAAACAAATAGAAAAATTAAGTAAAAAAGTTGCTAAAGTAGATTTAAAAGAAAACAAAGCTATCAATGTAAATAAAATTGATAAGTCATTAAAAGTTGCAAAAAACACAGCTAAAAAAGATACTGAAAGTTTTTTAAAAAGTATTTTAAATGTAAAAGCTTTTAAATCTGGTACTCATGTTTTAAGAACTATAGATCAAATAGCAGAAAACTTTGATGACAGTTTAAAAACTTTTTTACAAGATGACGTATTAACTAATGCAGCAGCTAAAGATTTAGCAAAAATATTAGCAACTACACCTGAAGCTTTATTAAAAGCTTTACCAAAAGCTACAGCAGATGCAGATCAAGCTGTTATTCGTATGTTAGCTACTAAACAAGTTTTAAATGATATTGCTGTACAATTTCAAAAAGTGTCAAGTAAATGGGCAAAAGCATTTGGTGATCAAAGATCAAACTGGACACCACAAGCTTTAGAAGAAGTTGCTAAGTATACACAAATTATTAGAGAAGCAACTACAGCATTAAAAAAGCAAGTAAGAGGAGCTGCTAGAACTACACAAGCAGGTAGAGTAAAAGGTTTAAGTGGTACTGGACAAGTTATTGATGTTCAAAAAGTAACAGATACTATTTTAAATTTTAAAGGCGATGCAGTTACTATTGCAAATAAAGTAGCAAAATTAAAAACAGCAGATGATATTATAGATGCTGCAGGTAAAACAAGAGCTCAAAAAGCTATTGAAGTTACAAACAGTATTTATATTAACTCTTTACTATCAGGTATATGGACTAATGTTGTCAACATGACTTCAGGTTTATATGAGATAGCTTATAGACCTTTAGAGTTAATTGGTGGCGGAATTGTTAATAGAGACGGAAGATCAGTAGCTTTAGGCTTAGCTCAATATCGTGGTTATGTAATGAATGCAAAACAAACTTTACGTATGGTAGCTTTAGCATTTAGACAAGGCGACGCAGTTTTAGATCCATTAATGAGAACACAAGACAACTTAGAAATAAGAGGTGGTAAAGCAGTAAAACCAATATCAGGTGAAAATTTAGGCTTTGACGGTAAAGCTGGAACTATAGTTGATTGGTTTGGAAGATTTTTAGAGTTACCATCAAGATTACTTTTAACAGGTGATGAGATGTTAAAACAAATTAACTTTAATGGTTACTTACATCGTGAAGCTGTAGAAAATTCTTTAGATAAAGGATTAAAATATGGAACTAAAGAATTTAATAAAAATGTAGAAAACATAATGAATAGTGGTTTGTTACCAAATGGTAAAGCTAATGTAGAAATACCAATGGTAGCAAAAGCAGTTGAGGAAGCTAGAGTTTCAACATTTACAAATAATCTTAAAGATGGCTCATATAGAAACTGGGGTTCTAATATTGAAAACTTTTTTAATCGTATGCCTGAATTTAGATTTATAGCACCATTTATTAGAACACCTACAAACTTATGGAGACACTTTGGTAATCGTATTCCTGGTTTAGGATTTTTTACTAAACAAAATCAAGACTTATGGAAATCAGGTGACCCAAGAGCTAGATCAGAAGTTATTGGTCGTCAAATGATAGGTATGGCTGTAGCTGTATATGCGTTTGATAATGCAACTAGTTATGTGGAGATAAAAGACGAAAATGGAAAAGTCATAGGTAAGTTACCAAAAATGACTGGTGCAGGTCCAAGAGATAAAGAAACTCAAAACATTTGGAGAAAAACTGGTTGGCAACCTTATTCAATATTAGTTGATGAGGGTAATGGTAAGTATGTATACAAAGCTTATAATAGATTAGATCCAAGATTTTTTGCTCAAGGTATAATTGCTGATTTAGTAGAAAATGCTAGAAACATAAACGAACAAGATAAATATCCAATATGGGCAGCAGCAGTTTTATCTGTAATGAAAGGTATTACTGATAAATCTTATACACGAGGTATAGCTGAATTTGGTGAACTTGCAGGTGATCTAACACCAGCAGGTGTTTCAAGGTTTGTTGGAAATACATTGGGTAACTTTGTTCCTTATGCTTCATTAAGAAGTCAAGGTATTCCAAAAATAATGCCAAAAGATAAAAGTGTTTATGAAACAAGAGATTGGGTTGATAAACTATTTGCTAAAGCAGGAGCTACTGAAGGCTTAGAATTAAAGAGAGATGCATTTGGAGCTATCATAGAAAAGAAAACTACAGGATTTTATAATAATATTGATGGTTGGGGTTCTATATTTTCTGGACCTTGGGGTGTAGGTTTAAAATCAGAACTAGATACAGACAAAAAGTTTATATTAGAAATAGCGTCTTTAAAAGTTCCGTTGTCGCCACCAGATCCAATTAAATTTAAAACTATAGATTTAAGAGATTTTAAAAATAAAAAACGAGAGACTGATGGTAAGCAATCAGCTTATGATTTTTGGCAAGAACAAATTGGTGTAGTTAAACTAGGTGGCCAAACTATAGAACAATATTTAGAAAAAAAGATGCAAGGCAGATCTTGGGAAAACAGAAGTCAAGGTGATTTAAACTTTGATGGTGGTAAAGAAATGCTTATTAAAAAGTGGCATGGAGCATTTGTTAAGAAAGCTTATGCAGAAATGCTTAAAAAATATCCTGAAGTAAAAGATGCTATTAAAGAAGCTAAAAGATACAAAGGTAACCTAAAGAAGAACGTCCCATCAGGGTCACGTTTAGATAAAAACAAGCAAGATTTGGAGAAAATTTTATTATATTAATTAATGGCTAATTCATTTTTAGAGTATACAGGTAATGGCAACACAACTGCCTTTTCGATCACATTTGATTACTTAGACGCATCACATATTGCGTGTACAGTTAATGGTGTGTCTACATCATTTACTCTTAGTAATGGTGGAGCTACAGCTAATATAAGTCCAGCACCAGCAAATGGAGCTGCAATTAGATTTACAAGAACTACATCACAATCTACAAGATTAACAGATTATGTAGCAGGTTCAGTATTAAAAGAAGAAGACTTAGATACAGACAGTAAACAAGCTTTCTTTATGGGACAAGAAGGCCTTGATACTATTGAAACTAAAATGGGTCAAAGTATAGTTAACTTTCAATTTGATGCTACCAATAAAAGAATTATAAATGTTGCAGACCCAGTAGATAATACTGATGCTGTTAACAAACAATTTATATCAAACAATATACCCAATATTAATACAGTAGCAGGTATAAGCACTGATGTAACAGATGTAGCTAATATTGCTTCTGATGTTACGGCTGTGGCTAATGATGCTACAGATATTGGTACTGTGGCAACCAACATGCCATCAATTACTACCGTTGCAACTAACATTGCAGACGTAGTTACAGTAGCAAATGATTTAAATGAAGCTATCTCAGAAATAGAAACTGCGGCTAACGATTTAAACGAAGCAACTTCAGAAATAGATACTGTTTCAAACAACATAGCCAATGTTAATATTGTTGGTACAAATATAGCAGATGTTACGACAGTTGCTAATAACGAAACAGATATTCAAACTTTAGCTGACCTAGAAGATGGGACAGTTACTACAAATGGATTAAGTACACTTGCGGGTCTAAATACAGAAATTCAAGGTGTCTATAATATTAGAAACAATGTTACTAATGTTGATACTAATGCTACCAATGTAAATTTAGTTGCAGGACAAATTTCACCTACTAATAATGTTTCAGCAGTAGGTGCTGTTGCAACAGAAATTGGAACATTAGGTGCATTAGGAACAGAAATTACAAACCTAAATAATATCAGAACAGATATTACTGGAGTTAATAATATTGCAGGTGATGTAACTGATGTTAATAATAACTCAGCTAACATCAATACTGTTGCAGGATTAGATACAGAGATTACAGCTTTAGGTGCATCAGGCACAGTAGCTTCTATAAATACAGTAGCTACAAACATAAATTCAGTAAACAGTTTCGCAAATACATATTTAGGTGCTAGTGCAACTGCACCAACACAAGACCCAGATGGTTCAAGTTTGGATTTGGGTGACCTTTATTTCGATTCTAGTTCTGACACCATGAAGGTCTACTCAAGTGGTGGTTGGATAAACGCAGGTTCAGC